GCGAACTTTATAAAGATATTCGATAGCTAAGTGACGCTTTAAGTAATCCTGAGATTCCGGCTCAGCTCCGAAAGGGGTTGAGATATCGCTCTCATGGATTACTTTTGGTATCCAACGCTGTGCGACCGGGGGTCCCCCTGATGAGAATTGTTTTCTCTGAGGGATCTGGCTGGGCCCGAATTCAAGACCCATAAAGTCTTGAATCGTTTGCGTTAGTTGGGTATTATCTTTATTAGTTAACAGACATCGCGATAGTAGGACCTGGTGATGTTCCTGAAAGAATCTTTCGGGGGAGACATCATCGGGTATGTTTTTATTATCGCAGAGTGCCACAACTCGTTGTACTCCTGGAATCAGTGATGACAAAACCTTTCCTTTGATAGGCTTATCTAAGTCTATTTCAAGAGAGGAATCGCGTTGACTAAAGTTCTTTCTTTTGATAAGTCGCAGATTCCTTACTAATTTATATGGGTTTGTTTCTATAACCGTTCTTGGCCGCTCTCCATTGAGAGCCTCGAGAGTTAGGAAATGAATCTTAAACTTTAGTAGGGCATCCGAAACAGTTATGCCGGTCGGTTTAAGTGGTGTTGTTATCGTAGATAATTTCTTGCTAATTAGAGCGAGGTTATCCTTATTACGAAATTTCACCCATCCGTTAAAAGCCCTTGCAAACGCGCGTCTTTTCTCCGTGCCGTAATGCTTATTCTTCTTTCTTCTGAATAAGCGGCAACCAAGACCGCAGTTAATAACTGGAGCACTTATCGATATTTTCGATTTCATCGCGTACTTGACTTCTGGAGCAGTTAGGATAAGTTCTTTGACAATTGGCTTTTCCAATTTCTTAAAGCCATTAAGGTCCTTAAGTTTTCTTAAGATTTGTCCTGAACCGTCAAGGAGGAGCCTATATCTAGGTCGGGGAATTCTACGCACCGTGACTTTTGGAATTAAATTCCAAAGGTGCTTTCGAGGATCATTTACTCCTTTCCAATGATCTTCCATATCATTCTCCCATTCCTCTTTCGTACGTAATTGATCTGGCGGGTATTGAATTCTAGTCGTATAGATCTCTTCACAAAATAGTCCGAAGGTCGTTGACCTCCAACACTTCTTTCTGTTTAATAGAAGACCCATCTTTACGCATAGTGATTCATACTCTTCCACTTTGATTTTGTTCCATAAAGCAAGTAAGTCATCACCGTGAACCGTTGCTGCGTTGTGCTCATCGACCTTGAAGATCATGAAAGCATTTAATATATTTAAGATTGGCCAAGAAAGTGGGACACCCATATAGGTTCCTCTCTTGCTTTCAAAGTAGCTAATCGTATGATCTTGATCTTCCTCTTTAATTAGAGCCGGTCCGAGTATAATGGTACCTAAATTGAACATCTTTTCATCAATAATATCTTTATTTAGGAGAACCTTACCAAAACCACGCCATAAAGCAATGGCAACCCATGTAGGTATATGATCAGTAGCAGCCGTTAAATCAGCAGAGTAGAAGAAGGACCCTTGGTTTACATAATTTCTTTGAGACATTATTTTTCGAATTTTCTTCGTAAAGAAATTATCACAAGGTTGTCCCCTTAGCTGTGATCTAAATGTTTGATCTCGTCGAAGAAGAGAGATCATAAGATCATTCAGCGGTCTACCTGCGGCTACTAGTTCAGGTTTAGCTTTCGTGACAACACGTCTTTTGCCGCCCTTCGCGGTAACTACTGAGCGTTCTAGGACTAGAGGAGTATTTAATGCGTAAGCCATGCTTAGATTAAATTTCTTCAGGATCCTAGCTTCTGGAATGTTCTTTAGCTGTGATGTCATGTCAGCCCAATACTTACGGTTACCACCCTGTTTTCGAGATATACCAATAGCTGAAGACTCTGTTTCTAATGTGTTAATAAAACATCGATCTTTAGATCGAGACAGTTTCTTCGCTAGATTTTCTGCAAAGTGTTCTAGTTCTACCATAAGTTTCTCGTCCTCTGGAATAATCGTTGTTATGCGTTCTTTATGGACGTTTAATAGCTTTTGTTCTATGAAGGGATTCTTTGGTGGAGCCGGAAGACACTTAGGTAAATCCGCCAATCTTGCGAGTCGCCATGAATATAAAGAATTCATGAACTGACCCGTGATTGGTGAAGGTAATTTCGATAATTGAACAGGAATTTGCTGAAGCAAATGGTTCACGAAACCGGAGTACGGAAAACCAGTTAGTTCGTATTTGCCGTCAAACTGTAATTGTCTTGCCTTTGCGCCCAATGAATTGATTATTTCGAATATTATTTCAGGGTCGCGTGCGACATAAATCATATATTTTAATAGTTTGCGGTCAACTGACTGTGAGTTAGAGTTGTAGACACTTTTTCCAGCGAATCGATAAGATAGAAGAAGGAACCGTAAGGCTTCTTCAACTTTCTTTTTCTTTTTCTTGGAAAGTGCACGCAAAAATTGTTCTAACCGAATGATTTTTATATACTGTTTCTTGCGAGAGATTTCTAATCTCTTGCGGAATTCAGTTAGTGCCCGTGCCGGGGTTATAGTATAAATTGGTGAAGTTCTTTGTCGGCGCTGACGGGTCTGCTTAGCTTTGGTAAGCTTTGCGTCCTCTCGGTGTCTATTAGGACTCAATTGGGATTTGGCGACTGGTTTCCAGATAAGGTGTTCTGAGTTGCTGAATGGATCAGCATAGGAACGCTTCTTAGAAATTTCGTCGTCCGGATTCACCGGAATCTCCATATCCTTCTTTTGTTCTAAGTACAAGGGCTTTGCTCGATATTGTACCTGAGCCTCGGCCCTCCTACGGGAGGCGCCCTGTCT